TATTTACCATTGGCGTTGATATAGGAAAAGCGTTAATATATCAAGCGTTGACAGTGGAAAAAGCGGGCGGAGGTTATTGCCATTTCCCGCTTGAAGCTGACAAAGGATATACAAAAGATTATTTTAAGGGACTTACAGCGGAACGAATGGAAATGACATATACAAAAGGTAGAGCGCATTTTGTATGGGTGCTGAAAAAGAACGGTACAAAGCGAAATGAACCGCTTGACTGCCGGAATTACGCGCAAGCGGCGTTGGAAATTTCGGGGGCTGTCTTAAAGAAAACAACCGCTACATCAACAGGCGCGGCGGCAAAGAAACAGCGCGGACGAAGGACGCGTTCGGGAGGCGTTTGATTATGGGAATCACAAAAGAACAGGCGCAACAGCATTTAGAAATGTGGCTGAATGCCGAAGCGGAAATTGCAACAAGTCAAAGTTATACTATTGGTACACGTACCTTGACCCGCGCAAATTTAAAAGAGGTACGCGACCAAATCAAATTTTGGCAAAATAAAGTTGCGGAATTGGAAAGAACGGAATCCCGAAAAGGACGAAATCGTGCATATAGAGCAATTCCGCGTGATTTATGAGGTGAAATATGAACTTATTTGAACGTGCTATTGCGGTAATATCACCGCAAACAGCATTAAAAAGAGCAGGGGCGCGGCGTAAGTTAGATGTGCTTAACAGCGGTTACAGTCATTACGGGGCTTCACACACCAAAAAGTCCCTTATAGGTTGGCTATATCACGGCGGCAGCGCGGAAGAAGATATACAAGACAACTTGCAAACGTTACGGGAGCGTTCACGCGATTTATTTATGGGTGTACCGCTTGCCACAAGTGCGCTAAAAACATTGCGTACAAACGTTGTGGGAACGGGGCTTTCTCTTAAAAGCCGCATTGACTTTGATTATTTGGGAATTACAGAGGAACAGGCGCAAGAGATTGAAAGCAACATTGAACGCGAATTTGCGTTGTGGGCTAATAGCGAATCTTGCGACATTGAAAGATGTGATAATTTTTGTGAATTGCAACAGCTTGTATTTTTAAATTGGCTTATGTCGGGTGATGTTATCGCACTTTTACCGACAACAAAGCGAAAAAACATACCCTATGATTTACGAATACAGCTTATAGAATCCGATAGACTTTGTACACCTTACGAACACTTGACAGACGCTAAATATTCGGGCGGCGTTGAAATCAATTCAGAGGGTGAAATTATAGCATATCACATATTAAACATACACCCATTATCACGCGAAACTAAAGATATGCCTAAATGGGTGCGGGTTACGGCGTTTGGAGAAAAAACAGGGCGGCGCAACGTTATCCACATAATGAACCGTGAACGCATAGGACAACGGCGCGGCGTACCTATACTTGCCCCTGTTATAGAATCTTTAAAGCAAATGGGGCGTTATATGGACGCTGAATTGATTGCGGCGGTTGTATCGGGTATGTTTGCCGTATTTATCCAAAAAGCCGACACAAGCGGCGACGGTTCGCCGATTGGTGCGATTGTCGAGGAAAGCGAGCAGGTCAGCACAAACCCGAATGATATAGAAATCGGCAACGGAACGATTATCGACTTGGGAGAAGGTGAAACTGCAAACGCTGTTTCGCCCGGCAGACCAAACGCAAATTTTGAGGGCTTTGTTACTGCCATATCGCGGCAAATCGGCGCGGCGTTAGAAATCCCATACGAAGTATTATTGAAAAATTTCACAAGCTCTTATAGCGCGTCCCGCGGCGCGTTGCTTGAATTTTGGAAATCAATACGTATGTATCGAAATTGGCTTGCAAAAGATTTTTGTCAACCGATTTATGAAGAATGGCTTGCCGAAGCAGTTGCAAAGGGACGCGTAAAAGCCCCCGGATTTTTCAACGATTACGCTATTCGCAAGGCATACAGCGGCGCAGAGTGGCACGGTCAGGCGCAAGGCTTGTTAAATCCAGTACAAGAGGTACAGGCGGCGGAATTGCGCGTTAATAATGGATTTTCAACCCGCGCCCGCGAAGCGCAGGAAATGACGGGCAGCGATTTTTATAAAAATGTAGCGCAGCGCAAGCGTGAAGAAAAATTAATGAAAGAGGTAAACGGCAATGGGAAATCAATCAATAACGACCCCAAAGACAGCAACAATGATAATGCCGGGGCAAATAGTAGCGACGATAAACAAGGGGACGCAAAGCAACCCAACAAATAATCCATTTTGGAAATTTATTGCCAAAAATGAAAATACCAACGCCCCCGCTGAATTGGTGCTTTATGGCGATATTTCGTCATATACATCTTGGTTTGATGATGAAGTGACACCAAAGCGTTTTGACAGCGAATTAAAAGCATTGGGAGATGTCGACGAAATAACGGTTAGAATAAACAGCGGCGGCGGTGACGTGTTCGCGGCAAACGCTATTTATACCCGCCTTAAAGACCACAAGGCAAAAATAACCGTTAAGATTGACGGCTGGGCGGCTTCGGCGGCAACTATAATTGCAATGGCGGGTGATACAATACAAATCCCCGCAAATGGCGTTTTTATGATACATAACCCGCAAATAGGACTTTTCGGGTATTACGGAATAAATGATTTTGCCAAATTGTCCGAAGAACTTGGAGTTATCAAGCAGTCGATTGTAAAAGGATATTGTTTGAAAACAGGAAAATCAGAATCCGAAATATCAGATTTAATGGATAAAGAAACGTGGCTTGACGGCGAAAAAGCTGTTGAAAGCGGTTTTTGTGACGAAGTTATGTTTGCAGATGTGCAAACGAAAGTCGAAAATGAAAACCGCGTTATTGTAAATTCCGTACCGTTTGACCTTGCGGAATATAACATACCCAAATCGTTGTTGAATCGCCCGCAAAGCGGCGATTTTACAAATACAGCAGACACACAAAAACCAAAACAAGGAGGAGTTGCGGAAATGGATATAAAAACCGTGGACCAACTGAAAACAGCATACCCCGAATTGACGGCGGAAATCGAAAACGCCGCCAAAGCCGCCGAACGTCAGAGAATTAAAGACATTGAAGATGTTGCAATTAAAGGATTTGAAAGCATTGTCACCGCGGCAAAATTTGAAAATCCTATAAGCGGCGGCGAAGTCGCTATGCAGATTATTGCAGAACAGAAAAAGCAGGGCGAAAAAACCATTGCGGACATTAATTCCGACGTGCAGAGCAGCGGCATAAAAAGCGTTGTTCCGGGTACAAGCGACCCGACGGACAAAAACGTCGAAAATCCGTATATGGCGGCGATTGAAAGAAATCTGCCTAAAACCTAAAGAAAAGGAGGTTTAATTTTATGTACGAGATTGAAAATAAATCCTTGTCAGCCGAAAATTTTATTGCGGGCGGCTTTCCTATTGTGACAGAATGGGGAAACGTAAAAGAGGGCGAAACAGTCCGCAAGTATGCCCCCGTTATTGACGGGGAAAACGGCATAGAGGAAATTACGGCGGCGGTATTGCCTACAACCGGAGAAAATGCAAGCCCCGGTTCGCTTGACAAAATCGTTGGCATTGCGGCGGACGATTCAAGCGGCGGCAAGGTTATTTATTACCTTACCGGAGAATTTTTTGCAAACGCGCTGACTTTGCCGTCAGGTGTAACAGCAAAAGACATTAAACCCGCATTGCGGAAAATCGGAATATTTTTAAAGGAGCTGAATTAAAATGCCATTTAGTATTTATGACCCCCGCACAATGGGCGAAGTTATAAGGCGCAACCCGCCCGTGCATACCTTTTTGAAATCAACCTTTTTTAAAAAGGTAAAAACATTTGAAACCGCGTCCGTTGACGTTGATTTTAAAAAAGGTAATCGCAAGCTTGCGCCATTTGTGTCGCGAAGAATCGGCGGCAAAGTCGTACCCAACACGGGGTATTCGACCAAAACGTACACACCGCCTTACGTTGCGCCCGAAAAAGTCACAACAATTGACGACCTTCTGAAAAGGACGGCGGGCGAATCTCTTGTTGACGGACTTTCTCCCGCTGACCGCGCCGTTAGAAAAATGGCGGAGGATTTCCACGACCTTGACGAAATGATTACGCGCCGCGAAGAATGGATGATTGCACAAGCAATTTTCACTGGTAAAATTCCGGTTGTCGGCGACGGTGTGAATGAAGAAATTGACTTCAATTTTACGAACAAGGAAACGCTTACAAGTACAAAAAAATGGAACGCAAAGGACGCGGACATTATAGGCGACCTTAAACGCTGGCGGAAAGAAGTGCAGATTAAGGGCTTTGTCAATTGTAACATCTGCATTGTTGCCGATAATGTGGCGGACGCTATAATCAACAACGATAAATTTAAATCCGCGCTTGATATTAGGCGTTATGACCTTGCTGTAATCAAACCGCGCGAATTGCCGAACGGCGCAACATATATCGGCTCTATACCGCTTATTGGGTTAGACATTTACACGTATAACGAGTGGTATTTAGACGATTGGAGCACCCCCGCTAATCCCACAAATCAGCCGCTTGTACCGGACGGTACTGTTGCGCTCATGTCAACCGCCGCAGAATACGAAATGTATTATGGTGCAATTACGCTTATGCAGGGGATTGACGAAAACGCCAAATTTGTTACTACAGCGGGTGCAAGAGTACCCGACACGTACACAAAGCGCAACCCCGCCCGCCGTTTCCTTCAGATTAACGCCGCGCCCCTTCCTGTTCCGCAGGAAGTTGACAGTTGGTTCGTGGCGAAAGTGCTGTAATGAGCGGGTTTAAAGACCAAATCGCCCGCGACATTGCCGCCGTATTCCATAACGCGGACGAATTCGCGGATTTTATGGACGTTGAATATAACGGAAAAACTTACAATATCCCCGTTGTTATTGACAGCGAAATTGCCAAAGACCGCAAAAAAACAGTAAAGGACAACGCCG